TCTCAGGGATAAATCCTTCTTTAAATAAATCTTTGTAATTGTATCTGTTAACTAAATACTCTAATCCATCTTGAGCTGTTTCTTCTACCATTTCTTTATAGTTATATCTCATATATAAATCTATATCTTCTGGTAAAGGCATACCGTCTCCTTCCATTTCTATTTTAAATCCTTCTTCTTTTTCAAACTCTGCATGAACATCATCAAGTATACTACGCATTATTAAACCTACCTTCTTATCTTCTTTTCTTAATATAGCTTCTTTGTTTACAGTTGCTACTTTTAAATCTGTAGGTCTACGTAATTCTTCACCAACCAATAAATCTATCTTTGGCTGTATAATAGGATAATTTACAAGTCTTGCGGGATATGCCATACCGTATTGTTCGGTTATGTATTTAAAATCATCAGCATGAAGATTACCATTATATATATTATAATTAGTTATGTCTGCGTGTCTGTTATTTTTAAATGATGAGTTTTGATAAGACATATAACTAACTATTGCGTTAATTACTGAGTCACACCATTCATCTGTTTTTTCATTTTCCTTAACAACCATTGAAGGAAATCCACTTACTTTACTTGCCATATTTTTTATATTTTAACAGGTATACCCCTGCTGTTCAATTTATAATAATTAAATCCTATATCAACTGTTTCCTCATCTTTTTTACTTGCTTGAGTTCTATAGTTGTCTATATTGTGAATTAAACAAATACCAAAGGCCATAGCCCTATCCGTATTTCTTAATCCATAGTTTGCTAGTTCATCTATTAAATCTAAGAACCATATATCATCTGCGTGCTCCCTAATATAATCATCAATTAAATCTTCTAATAATGATTTTACTTGCTTGTTCATATGCACACCATATCTATTTCTAGTTTTTGTTCCAGGGTTATGTGCTGACTCTGGTTTTTCTTTTAAAAATCTTAAACCATTTCTTCTTTTAAAATAATCTAAAATACCTATCTTTGTATATTCAACTAGCATTTTACAATTATAGTATGCTGCTAGTTTCAAACATCCTTCCCAAAAGTCCTCTTTCTTTTCTGGTCTGTCGGTATACTCGGCTACAACGTAGTCACCTGGAGTATCGGCATCTAAAAATCTTCTGTATATAATTGCACTACCTAATGAATCAGATGCTCCTGCACTATCTTGGTCATAAGAATCAATACCACCTATATCTAAATTTTTATATTCTGGCTTTGGGTGTTCTAATATTTTGTATGGACCATCAGGATGCGCCAACCATTTAACTTCCCATTCATCGTCTTCATTATATGTCCAAGTTAAATTACCAGACTGTAATTGACTTCTGTAATCTTTATTTCCTAATATTCTAGAACGTTGTGCATTTAATAAAGATATATCAAAACGAGATGTTTTTGTATTTAAAAATGCTTCTTGTACTGTTAATGGATAATTTTGTATATGTAGATTAAAAGCTTCTCTGTCTCCAGACTTTTCTATGTTTTCTCTTTCTTCTTGTAAAACATTTAAAGCACCTTCTACATTTTCTTCTCCTGTTTTAATATCAAAAAATCCATAGTATGCTCTATTAGCTGGTATAAACATAGGAATCAAATTATATGCGTCTGACTCGTAATACATATCCATAAAATCTTTAGACGCTTTAGATATATCACCACCTGTTCCTCCAACTATTGGAACTCCAAATTGTATATTTCCATCCATAAAACAAGCCTTAGAAGACATATATGCATTTTTTAAATGTTTAAACTCACCAGCTTCTTCAAATACCATTAACGAAACACGCTCACCTTTAAATACTTCTGGGTTATCCATTGTTCTACATATTATAGTAGACTGGTAACCACCTACTTCCCACTTACCATCTGAATTTTTTTGCTTATATCCAGAGCGTAATATACCATCAGTATCTTTAATTAAGCTGTGTTTAAAATTAGAATGTATACCATTCAAACCTTTTTTAGTTTTATCAAAGAACGCATCTGCTGTCATCTGCAAACCAGCAGCAATCCCAACATCATTAAAAGGAAAGAATGTAAACTCATGAGCCAACATACCAGAGTTCATATAAGAAAACCCTTTGTCCCTGGCTTTAATAACTATCATTCCTTTTTCATCTTGCTTACAAGTTTCAAATAAATCAAAATACTCATGGTCCATTGTTCTGTACCAAGGAGCTATTAATGTTTTACGAGAACTCTTGTTTCCATCATTACCTAATATTTTATAATAGTTTAAATAAAAATAATACTTACCAGATATTTTTTTCATACCTTTTGGTTTGTATCCATTTATACACCTGTCTAATTCTTTTTCCCAGTATTCTTGATAAGCAACTGAGTCTGCATTTAGACTTGGGTGACCATTATTAACTACAGGTCTATATTTTTGCGGGTCAACTTTAGCTTTACCCATACCTTAACTTCTTTGTTTTTTCAAAACCAAACATATTTTGATTTTGTTTTTTAGCTAACTTATTATGATATTCCATTTCTATATCGTAATTATGTTTTTCTAGACCAAGCTTAGAATACTCTCTTGCTTTTTCTAAATTTCCCTGTTTATAAAAAAACATATACCTGCCTTTTAAATAAGCAAGTTTATGTTTTATATTTTCTTGTTCTGCCACTAATCGTTTTGCGCTCTGTAACCACCTACAGCTCCACTAACGTAATTTACTTTACAACCTGTATTGCAATCCCATTTTCTTAATGACTTATTAATTCTTGAGTTTGGGTCGCGAGCTGTTTTAGCTGAGGTTAGCTTTGCCTTCATACCTTTCATCCTGGCACAAAAAGATTTTCTTCTTGGATTAGTTTTGCTTTTAGTAGGAGCTTTTAAAGTTCCTTTTTTATAACTAGCTCTACCTTTAGCATTTAATCCACCTGAAGGGCTTTTACCTTCTTTTCTTGTCCATGCCTCTGACATTAGTCGTGCTGCATTCTTCCACCGCCTGGATACATAGATGACTTTTTCATCATACCCCCGCCTGGATATTGAGTTTTACCACCCTTCATATACATGTTTTGTGTTTTACCACCGTACATAAATTCTTGGTCAGCATTCATCTTACCGCCTTTTTTCATAAAACCCATCTTATTTCTAACATCAGTAGGTAGTTTAGCAAGACCTGGATTTTTTGCAGCATCTACTGGCTTTAATTTACCACCTTTCTTATACATCTTTTTTTTCTTATTCATCATTGTATTATTATTTAATCATGTTGTTTATAAAATTTACCACCTTCGTTATATCTACTGACCCTACCTTTCTTATTTTTTTCTCTTGCGGCTGCTCTTTTTTCTCCAGCACTTAATTGAGACCATGTCTTAGGAGTGTCCTTAGATATTTTTTTTGTTGGTCTAAAAGTGTTCTCTCCTTTCTTGTAATCTTTTTCTCCTGAAGGTGTACGCCAATCTTCTTTAAACCATCTTTTAAGCCTTGCCCCTGCTGCTGTTTTTCTTACTGCCATACTAATCGTGTTGTGGTATTCCTTTACCGCACTTGTCTACAGCATAACAAAACTTACCACCATGTTTCATTTTCATTCCTTCTGCTCCTTTCTTTTTACTTTTATTTCCCCAGTTAGCTACACCAACTTTTCTACATTTAGCCATAGCACCACTTCTGTATGCTGAGGTCTTGGGTCCATATCTACTTACTACTTTGTTATAACAGGCATCTTTTGGCATAGTCTTATTATTTAGTTTCTTCTAATTGTTCTTTTTTATTTTCCAAAAAAGACAATCCTTTGTCTCCTTGTATCTTTTGTCTTTGCCCCCTTCTTTCTATTGCGTCTAATAATGACTGTCTGGTTTTTAAAATTTTTTCAATACCTATCATTATCTTTTGAAGACTTTCAGCACTGTCTTCGTCTACTCTCATGTTATTCATAAACAAAGTAAATTGGTCTATCTTAACATTAAAAGCTCTAAGCTGTTCGTCAAGCGGGTCAAACTGAAGCTTCTTGTATTTTTCAAGCGCAGCTTGAACCTCTGGGCGCGAAGCGCCTCGCCACTCATACGTCCCGTATGTGTCCTTTGATACCGCTTTAAATCTTTCTTTCTCGTTAAAATGTCTGTAGGGACTATCATAGTCACATACCAAAGCAATCCACTTTAACGCATCAGCTCCCAATTTATCCGACTTTAAAACTTTGAGAAACTCAGGCACGCCTGTAATTCCATCATCATCTTTATAAACGTCTCCCTTTCTGTTTAAGTTTAATAGGTACATTAATCAAGACCCATCATTCTTTTAAACTGTTCGTACTTACCACCCATAGCCATTTGATTTACTTTATCTTCTACCATTTTCTTTTCATTAGCATCTAATTCATCTAAATGCTTATATCCTTTTTCACTCATTTCATTATGGTCTTCTTTATTTTGGGCTACAAACTTTTCTCCAGTAGATGGATTATACATATCATGAGGATACTTTGGTCCTTCTACTTCTCCTCCTTCTTCCATTTGTTTTAATTTATTCATATAATCTTCTTTGTCAAATCCTGTATTCATCATAACACCCGACATCTCTGGGTTTCTTCTTTCTTCATTAGATTTACTACCTTCTTGATTAGATATATAATTTTTCATAAAATCAGCATCATATATCATTTTTGGTTTACGCGCTAAATCTTGTGCACTATTTGGCATACGATTACTTCCTACCACCGCTCCAGTATTATAAGGCGATTGATAAAGACCTCCTTCATTATAAGAATAGACTATAGATTGCTTTGTGTCTTTAGCGTACTTTCTAGCAGCATCTTGCCCTGCTGTAGTGTAACTAAATTTTTTATTTCCAACTGTAGGCATAATTTTTTTTTACAAAGGTAATGAATTTATTTAAGATACTGAAGGTGAAGCCTTGTCACCCATTGTGGACGGCCAAGTTTATACTTAAGCGCCATGCTCTTGCCTATAATAGCAAAGTCTAAATCTAAGATGCGATTCATAATGTTGTGTTCGTCATCAACCAACTCATCAAAGTTGTCATAAGCTCTCTTTAAGCAATAAGCATTAAGCTCGTCGGAAAATGTAATGTCCCCATTATAAAACTCTTTGTGCTTCATTTATTATATACAGCGTATATCTTAGCGCCTTTAGTGTTATTAATTAATACCTTGTTAGACTTTACCTTATCCTCATCAGATGTCTGGTGATAACGCGGGTTCTTACTATTTAGTTTTCTTTTTTTCATTGTAGTCTGATTTATAAGTTACGCCTTGCCAGTTCTTACTCTTTCTTGCATTACCATACTTCTTAGTTCTTTTATCAATTCTTTTTGGATAAACATAAACTTTCTTTTCAGGAGCTTTCGTAGTGTCCAGTTCTCCTGCCATGCCTGGACCTACCATCATCACATAGCTGTTATATTCTTTCATACAACAAATATAAAAATTATTTTTTATTTTCTAAAATTTTATTTACTTGTGAGGGAGTCATACGTTATGTCAATACGCCCCTACCTATTACAGAATTTTTGATACCCCTATACGTTTTTTACGTAGTATTAACTAAAATTATTTTAAGCTATGAAAACTATATTCAAATTTGCTATAAGAAATACAGCTAAGGCTGTTGGTTATGCGTATGGCTATTCGTCAGTTCACGCAATCAATATGTCTAAGTTCGGTATAACAGAAGCTAAGTCAGAAAGTAAAACTAAAAAGGAGAGCTAGTCTCTCTTTTTTTTTATATACGTATAGAAGCGTGAGATAGTCTATAAGACACTATATCCTAGTTATTATGCGTATAATTTACTGTGTATTTAGTCTAAGTAATTGATTATCAAGGTGTTGATAATTTATAAGGTAAACATATGCTTTGTTCTAAGTAAACTATTTATTTAGTTGTTCGGTATACTATACGTATAACATTCATAGAACAGTTATTCGGTTCCAAAGTTAGCGTTTTTTTATGACAATGTCAAGTTTTAAGTCCCAATTATACGATTTTAATTCAGTATTAATCAATAAATATATAAATTATGGTAGTATTTACAGCAATAGGTTTATTAGTATCTGGTGCATTTACAATAGTATTATTGTATGCAGCATATGAATCATTAACAAGTCGCGTTACATTTCGCGATTCTTTACAACGTATGATGCAGTAACACTATACGTTTTTTACTAAGTTAGTAATTGCGAAGCTGATTAAGCTTTATGCTAAAAGCGATGTGCAATGCTCTGCTAACTGGACATAGCAAAGGACGGGTTGCAAACCTTCCTTAGAATAGAACTAAGAATAACGGATGAGAAAATAAGTCTGTCTTAGTATTAGTTATGACATCTAGTCAAGTTGTCTTGTAAATACAAGATGACTACAATAACTAATAAAGAATCAAATACAAATATAAATAACTAATTGTTTTATGTTACAATATTACCAATAATGTGCTTGCGTCATCAAGTACAGGTAATATACTATACTCTGTAAGAGTGTCTAATGTGCAGTAATGCATGAAGATAGAGTTGAATCTATAGTATGTAATAAGAGTAAAAGGTGTAATAACCTATTGACTGATTCTTGGGATTAGTAATCCCCTATTCGTGCTTTATAAAAGAGTTATCGTTAGGCCCAATCAACGATGTAATTAGCAACTGTAAACGAGGCGTGTTGCTTCCTCTTTTTTTTATACGTTTTATACTAAATATTAATCTTAAATAATTATATCATGGCAAAAAAAGCTAAAGTAAAACTTAATAATCCTTATATTCTAAATCCTAATGGCTCTAAAATAGCTGATAGAACATCAGTAAGATACTATGACGCATCTAAGCGTAAATATATATCTATATACTTTGATTTATCAGTACAAGATGACATGAAAGATATAGAATCATATGTTGGTAAACATGCTAACACTATAGGTTTATTAGCATCTAAGTTAGATTGGACAGCAAATAAAAATACAGATAAGAACTATGTAACATTCTTTAAGTCTGAACCTGCACCAGCAAACTTACCATTTTAATAAAATTAGGCGACTTCGGTTGCCTTTTTTTTACGTTTTCAACGTAATCTTTTTTTATTATATTTGTTAGTTATGAAATCACAAGACAGAAAACAAAGGCCTGTATACACAGGAGTATTAAAATATTTTCCCGATGCAATTATGGAAATAGCTAAATGCAGCTATGCAGGTAACATGCAACACAATCCAGATAAACCATTACATTGGGATAGAGCAAAGAGTGGAGACGAATTAGATGCGTTATGCAGACATCTGTTACAAGCTGGAACAATAGATGTAGATGGCATAAGACACTCAACCAAAGTAGCATGGAGAGCATTAGCTAACCTGCAAAAAGAACTAGAAAATAAATAATATGTTTATATATCAATGTGCAGATTGTAAAATTCAAATAGAATTAACAAGAGCTGTAATGAAAGTCGTAGACGGTAGTGTCATTACCAAGGGCTCAGAATGCCCTGAGT